CGACGGTATCGGGCAGCAGAACCGGGAACGCCTCTGGGCATCCCCACACTGCACCCTGCCAGAACCCGAACAGCAGCCCCCACAACTCTTCGACACCGAATGACAGCCACTGAAGCAAGAGGAATAACCTGCAACGCTTCCCGGCGAAGATCAACTAGTTCGGATACAAAAGGTTCCAAGTCCTCGGCCCGACAATCCCATCCGACCTGATCTTAAACCACTTCTGCAAATCTCTGACAGCCTGATCCGTGGCCCGACCAAAGTTGCCATCCACGACCAGACCACGATTCGAGATGTTGTTAATCCCCGCCTGAATAAATTTGACCTCAGCGTTCCTCATACCCAGCTTATAGATCCGAGTTTTAGCTGCCATGATCGCCTTGCTTAACGCAACCAGATCAACACCCTCACCCTGAGGTTGAGGGTTAGGGTTGGGTTGAGGTTGAGGGTTAGGTTGAGGGTTAGCAATCCCTGACGCGATCTCGGCAGGAGAAGCAACAATCTCAAAATGCATCGCGTCTTTATTACCCGAGAAGTCGCCACCCCAACGAAACACCCCGGCACCGTTGTTTGTACGAATCGCTTTGATGTCGTCAATCATACCCGACGGCATATCAGTCACCAGCGTCGGCCCATACGGATTCGCCCCCCAATTAATATCCGCAGCAATACCATAAGCATGCAACGAATAACCCGTCCCACCCGTGATTGTCCGACAATTATACGCGCCCACATCAGGCGGAGTTGCCTCATACGCCCACCTAACCAACACCTCGTTCAAAGCAAGCCAAGCCTCAACAGTAGAAGCCCGAACCGTGATAAAAGAACCACCATTCAACGGAACCCTAGCAAACGGCCCCACACAAGGCGGAGACCACAGTCGACGCAACTCCGAAGTCGTGCGACTCATAACATCTCATCCTCGTCGTTTATGCCATGCGGAGCATTTGCGTCAGGTTGAGACCCCAACACAATCACAACACCAGCCCCCGCCCACGGGCCATCGCCCGCAAACTCCACCAAACGATCTAGATCCTCAGCGCTCCCACTCATCACACCAGAATACCCCCCAAACCCACAAACCCGTCCACACCAACCAATACAATAACAAACAAGAAACCCCAAAAGACGCTTACCCGCCCATGACCAACACCCACTTCCCCCAACAACCACACAGGTTTCCAAAACCAACCACCCCAAAACCACCCCAAAACACCCCAAAACCAAACAACAAACCCTACTCCAACTCCACCAAACCACCCCCAACACCCCTACGACCCTCCAACAACAACGCCAACCCCACAATCGACGAAGAATCCACCCCCAAAGCAACCCTCAAATCCACCGGCCCACCCCCAACACCAGACACCTCAACCTTAGAAGCATCACGCCGACCCCACCTCTCAGGATTCTTCCGCTCCCTAATCCAAGCAGCCGCCTGCCACTGCCCACCACCCGCAGCCCCCCGAATAAGCGCAATATCAGCCACCTCAGCATCAGCCTCAGCTTTTTCCATAGCCTCCACGAACAGCAAATACTCGGGTGGGGCTGTTGGGTTTTGGGATTGTTTGATCCAGTTGCGTAGTGTTTGGTTGCTGATGCCTGCGTGTCTGCATGCGACTTCTCTGTAGTTGCCTGCTTGGAGTGCGTTGATGATTTTGTTGCAGCGTTCGGTTGTGAATTTGGTTGGTCTTCCTCCTGTGTTTTGTGTTGTTTGTTGGGGTTGTGGGGGGTTGTGCATGTTGTTTTGTTTCTTGGTTGTTGGTTGTTGGTTGGGGTTTTGTCTTTTGGGTGGTGTGTGTGGTGTGTTGTTGTGGGTTGGGGTTTTGTGGGGGCCGGTTTTTGGGTTTTGTTGGGTTGGGGTTGTTTTTGTGTTTTGGTTGGGTGTTTTGATTGTTGGAGTGTAATTTTAGCATGGTTTTGGGGTTTTTGGGGGTGGTTTTACGGTTTTTTGGTGTCTGTTTGTTTCTGTATGCTGGTTGTATGAGCGAATTTTATGATCCTCGTACTGCACGTCCGGCTAGGCATGTTGATAGGCGTGCGCGTTCTGTTTCTGTTCCGGTTCCGGTTGATCTTCCGTCGTTGGGTGAGGTTGAGCGTCGTATTATGCAGGTTGATGATGAGTTGTCGGGTCTTGTTGAGCAGCATTATGATGCTGCTGAGCAGGCTGCGGTTGCGGAGGCTGATTGGAAGGGTCATCGGGATAGGGTTCTTGTCGCTATTGCTGATCGGGGTGATAAGGAGGCGGCTGATATTCGTGAGGCTCGTGCGAAGTGTGCGCGTGTTGATCCGTCTGATCCCGGTTCTGCTATCGGTGATGATTTGTATCGGTTGTACAAAATTTTTGAGGCTCGTGAGAAGTCTATTGATCGGCATATTCGGGCTGTGCAGACTCGGGCGACTGCTTTGATGAGTGTTGCTAAGGGTATCCGGCAGGTAACGTGAAGTAATTTGTGTTCCGCTGGTGTTCGTCTTGGCCGTGTTTTGCTTCCAGGTTGTCTGTGTGGCCGCTGGTGGGGTTCTGGGCGTCTTTGTGGGGGTTATGTCCGCTTTGTGCGATGCGCGGCGTTTTGGGGGCTTGTGGTTGGTTACAGTGGGGTCGTAGGGTTAGTGCGGGTTTGTTGTTCGACTCTGTTAAACAGTCTATTGTGTGGGAACGTTCCAACCCTCATACCGGTTGTTGAACCAGCCCTCGGGGTCGTTGCCCCTTTCCTTTCCTTTAGACGACCTCGGGGCAACTTTTGAGTCCACACCTTCTGTCATGCTGGTAAGACACAACTAGCGGAGGAGAACGGTATGAAAAAAATGTTTGTGGTTGCAATGGTTTTGTTAGCGGCCACGGTTTGCGTGTCGATAATCGTGGCTGAAGACACACCGACCGCGTCAAATATGAAAGAGTTTGTCGCACAAAACCCGGCGTTCGATGACGACATGACCGCACTGTCAGAGACATCAACTGTCGCTGGTTTAGCGATGGAGAGCGAAAACACAACCATTATCCGTGCCGCTTGCACAACTCTCGCAGACCAAATCAGAGTCGCGTTAAACTCCTATTCTGACGTTCCGTTAGAAACCGTCACCCAAGGGCTTGAAGAAGCGTACGACGGTGCCATAGCGTGCATAGCAGGCGACTACGCGTTAAGCGAAGTGAAGTTCAGTTCGTCAGGCGCCCTGTTGACACTGGCAGCAGAGCAGATGAACAACGGCGGATAGGCATGGAAGTCACATAACCCAGAGATCAAAGTCTTTGATTGTCAACTTTTTTAGCGCACCCAAATCTGTTTGATCCCACCGGTTATCAGGTTCCAACATTGTCGAGTTTCGCGACCCTGAATCAACAATCATAATGCCCGGTCCGCTGTAGCAGTCCATAACAGAATTTGCTTGAGGATTCGATCCCCGGCCAAAACCCTGCACGGTCATCCTTGTCCGTGCAGACTCTTTAAGTCTCAGAATTGAACCCATCGGCGGGGCATCCAAAGCAGCAGAACTACCATCAGAGTTTGTAGCAGGCCACACATACTCCGGTGACGCAGCCGCGACACCCATACTCGCCCTCTGCACCCACCCTCGCACTACAAGGTCGTCGTAGCGTAATGTGTGCTCAGCGAGCGAAACACCCGCGACAGAACAACCAACCGCAGCAGACGAATCATCAAGAAGCGAATGCTGCGTCACTTTGCGTGCCTGCAAACAGTTGTTACCACGATCATAAAACTCGCCGCATTCCGTGATTGTCAAAGCCGTCGCGTCAAAAATATGAAGTTTATGATCCGAGTAATCCTGCATCGGGTTGCCTTGAATCATCATCCGAGGGTTGTACCGGACCGTTTTCCCGTACGGCGAAGACCACCCGGTGCTAATCCAAATCTTCGCTGCACCAAACTCATGCGACACCCAGAAGCGTGCATCTGTCGCAGCGACCAGATTCAGCGGGTAACCGTTAACAAGACCGTTGCTAGTCGGCACGGTACTCCCGGTAAACACCGTGATACCCGCCGCGGTCCTATCTGTCTGCAACAAATGTTCGATCGCCAGATCCGATGCAGGGTGAAGCGTTTTAGGCAACGCTGTCACAAACACATCCCCATCGCGATGCCAAGGCTTAGCGGGAAGCTTAGGTGTCGCCGGGTATGTCCACCGTTTCCAGTTCCACAACCCGTTCACAAACATGTCCCATGCGCTCAGTTTCATAACCCCCCCGTCGCAACCTTTTTTGCTATTTGTTAAACGAGTTGCAGCCAGCCCGCTTGCAACATCCCCGGAACATGCGACCCGCGAACCCATGTCAGCTCGCCAGACCTTGCCCCAAGAACAGAGACCGTCGCACGAACATGCAACGTATCGCCCACATCATCACCAAGGATCGAAGGATTCTGCTCTGTCGCACCTTTACCCTGATTACAAGAACAAGCCATCAATCAGACAGATCCCAAGAAGTCATCACAGAAGAAGGCGCTTCAACAGCGATCACATCCGGTTGACCAGCAGATTCGTCTTCCGGCGTAGCAGGTTCGGTTTCAACCTTTTTGCGTGTCGGACGTTTCTTCGCCGACAGTTCAACCTCAGGTTCAGGTTCGGTTTCAACCGCAGGCTTATCAGCCCAAACATCGCGAGTAGCACCCGGAGGCACAACTAGCGTAAGCATCCCGGCTTTAACGCGTTCTACAACCAGCGGGTCATTATCATCCAACTCTTGAACAGAGTTAAACGGATGTTTGGGAAGACTCAACAACGCTTTATACCGGCCCATAACGGCCTCCTCACATAATTGTCTTAACAGCTAATCTACTCGGTGAAACGAATTGGGATGACCTGCACCCCGACAGTTTCTTTTGTTAGATCATTCTGCTTCAGAATCGTCATGATGCGATCAAAATCTTCTTTCGGTAGCAACGCGTAATCGCCGATGCAACCGTTAGGCAACCGTTAGGCAACCTGTTCAGATCGCTGCCCGCCCATTCGTTCGCAGTCCAGTTCACCAAACACCCCACGCGGACCCGTACGACCCGAGTGTTGCACGCTCATCAGGGCCGAGGACAAGAACGCTTGCCCCGCCGATCAGCTCAGGTGCCAGCGAAGTGATCTCAACGTTGCCGCCGCCCGCACGGTTCTCAACAAGTACCGTTCGGATTATCGCCGCAGAAGGTAGCGCAATAGAAATATTGCCAGCAGATGTATCAACGGTCACGACCGTAAGCGCGTCGCCATCGCTGATCGTGTACGGGCTACTGCTGTTAGTCAGTTCAGCCGCTGTTATTGTCGGCGTGTAGGCAGCAAACTTTGCGTCAATGTAACCGACCATTGAAGGAACCACGCTGCCATCTTCGGCCACTGACAAAGAAAGCCCGCCTTGGTATTCAATATCTTCGGTAGTGCAAACCGAAACATAAGTCACGCCGGGCAGAGCTGGCTCAGAAAGTTCAATTAGCCTTGTTTCATCGCGTAACCAAAGCGTTCCGATTAGAGTCGGGAAGCCCGGATCAGGGTTGGGTTCAATGCCCATCACAACATCGTTCAGCGAAGTTGACCGGGTGACAAGCTCACCTTCCAACCCGGCGAAGCATTCAACATCAGACGAAAGTCCTTCCCGGTTAGCGTCCGAAATGTAAACAAAATATTTGACCAGTTGTTGCATGAAAGCTCCTTAGGATGGATCAGGGAATCTTATGGGGATTACCTCAACCCCTGCAACTTCAAGTGTCAACTGGTTTTGCTTCAACACGTTCATGATGCGATCAAAATCCTGCTTAGGCATCAACGCAAAATCGCCACGCCACGATTGCGGTAAAGCCTCAAGATCGCCCTCATGCCACAGGTTCTTATTCCAAGTCATAGCGAGTACAGCTTTCTCATCTGGTTACTTTTTTAGAACGGCAACGGGTTCGGCCAACGGTTATAAAGCCTATTATCGTTATAAGACGGGCTGCCTGCAAAGAACGGCGGCCCAACTCCTTGCGCGCCGTTATCAACCTTAAAACCGGGGCCAATATCTTCAACCGTGTAAGAAAATGACTCAATGTAAAAACCTGTACCGAGTTGACTGTTGTAACATACGGCTTGAAAAAACATTGAGAATGTTCCTGCGCTCGCAGGCCATTGACCGAACCCAAGGCCCGGACCGAAAATCGTACACTGAAACGGTACCGTCTTATAGCCTGCTACACCGAACTGTGCGGCTCCTAACTGATTGTAGAACTGACTCCCCGCACCACCAACTACGGTTCTTAGATCTATAAGCAGAACTTGGTTCGGTGTTGCATTACCGGGAACGGTTGCCCGAATCCAACCGGACCACTTGATCGCCCGATAAGGCGTATAAAAAGATTGAGTGCTTAGATACAAAGTATTCTGACTCAGATCCCAAGAACCCGTGGCGGTGTTGACTGTATCAAGCAGCCCCCAAGCACAGTTCCAAGGAACATCCCACTGCTGCAACGAAACAGGATCGCAGTACTTGAAACCTGCAACATTCGTCCCAAGGTTCACCGTCGGAGAAGGCTGATTCGGTGTTTTAGAAAGAACCCCGGTCCGTTGAAGCTTGCCATCAACGTCTATCTCAAACCCGCAACCCAAACATGGAGCCATTAGCCCTCCCAAGCGACAACAAAACAGGCGACAAACACGATCACAATCCTAACGCGGTCAGATAAGCGGTAGCGGCAGCATTCACATCAGCAATGTTACCAGCAGCAGCGAGAGCAGTAAGAAAATCTATCAGCCCTTCACCGCCAGCCATCAAACCATCTACGCCGCACGTCAAAATGTTGCCCTCAGCAGGGTCAATAATAGGTTGAGCGAAAAGAGGGCTGGCAAAAGTCCCAGCGCCGAACAGGTCAATACAATCAGTGTCACCCACGAACAAGGCAGGGATCTCACTTGTGACAAGCAGACCATCCTCCCCGCACGTCAAAGTGTTCAGAGGGTCAGGGTCAATCACAGGCGAAGCAACAATCGGACTGAGTGCAGTGCCAGCCCCCGTAAGTTCTATGCACGCAGTATCACCAACAACAACGGTTGCGAGCAGACCCCCAGCGGCGCACTCAACCAAATTATCAACAGCAGGATCAACCGATAGCCCAACAGTGTAAGGGGCACCTGTAGAGCCGCTACCCCCGACAGTGACGCAACCTGAACCGACAACAGTGCAAACACATTCAGAAGCGCAACCACAACGAGCCATAGACGAATACTAATCTACTGACCACCAATAACAGGTCCATACGTCCCCGTTGGAACATACAAATATTTGAGGTCCGTGCCAACCTGAGTAAGAATCCAACCCCGATCAGGTGGCAACGCGCCCGGCTGTTCCAACGCCCGCAACCTTGTCTCCAACGTTTCAAGCCGATGCCCGAGGTTACGGTCACCATCACGATATGACATCAGGTACCCACCGTTCCCAAAGGTTGCAGATCAATCCCGACAGTTCCATCAAAACCAACTTTCACCGATTTTAACCGAAAATCTGCAACAACTTTACGGCACGAAGCCGACGAGTCAACACGAATCCTAATCCCCGGTATCAGCTCCGCTAACGTAATCGGCGCAGTTGACTTCAACCCGCCGCCCGTACCCGCTTCAATGTAAAGCTGTTCTTGAAGCAAAGCGAGACGGGTCTCAGCGGCAGTCTGCGCAGACCCAGCGTCTTCTATCTCGTTCTCATCAAAGGTTCGCACCAAAAGCCCGTAGAAGTCCGTATAAGCAGCGCTAGACGTAGCAACCCCTGTAACGCCTTTACCTCGCACCACTACTTGTGTGGCTTGATCGTTGCCTCTAGCTGCAACAACCGGGGGTTGCACCCAGAACTCGTCTGTCAAAACAACGTACGGATCAGCAGGCACTTGTTCGCCACCGCAAAGAATTGTGCGCCCATACGCAGAAAAATCGATACCCGTTTTAGCTAACTCCCCTAACAAATCTTTCGCATACTTGTAATCTGTTTGAGAATAGGTGCGGTCGCCGAGGATACCAGTCAACGTTGTGACGATATTAAAATTTGCTACCGGATCAGTAGACATCGCAGCGTTCGCGACAGTCTCAAAAATTGTTGCCAGATCAACGCCAACAAACGTGAGATCAGCGGGCAGAACCCGACGATCCCACCATGCGGTCAAATCAGCGGCAGTAACCTTGACCGTCCCGTAGCCGAACTCGACACCTGTAACCGGCCCGCACCAAGCATCGCGCCCATCCCGATAAACAATTATCTCAGTGTTCCACGGGTAAACTTCATTCCAGTTGTCGCAGCAACTCTGGCCGAGAAGACCAGATGTCACACCTTGCATCTCAAGTGTGGACGTGTTGTCAACATCGCGTGTGAATGAACCAGACACTGGGTTGAGTTCGCAGATGACAGAACTGCCACCGCGAGTCATCAGAAGAACTTGCAAATCTTCGCCGACTCCGAGGGATGAACCCGGTAAACAAATAGGGGTAGAAACAAACTGGCTTGGCGGCGGGACCAACGCTCCGGCGGTTAGCTTCACCAACCAGTCGCTAGGACCGGCGATCGGCGCAATGGCTGTCAACAACAGGTGAACGGGTTGAGTTGTCAACACGGTCGCCGAGGTTGTAACAACGTCGCCGGGTGCTAACGCACTATCATTTGTCCAGTAAACAGCCTCCGGGAGAGGTACCGGGAACGGCCCGGCGGCAA